ACATACAAGTAATATTACCTGTTGTAGGATCAACTTTTGCCCCAAAAGCAAATCTGTCAGGTTCGGGTTCTGTATCTCCATTTACCCAACCGTATTCAGGAATACTGCCCGATAACGTAACAGCATTGGTTGTACCAGGCGTGGTCTGATCTATAGCCACCTTGCCGATTATAGCAGTACCAGCCGCCAATGTTGCACTAGCCACACCGCTTTCCACTTTGAGCGTATCTATGTTACCGGCGGCATCCTTACCGCCAATCAGTACGGGGTTTACGCCGGTTGCCGATGCTCCGTCTACCCCCGTTCCGTGTACCAAGCTCATTTATATCCCCTCCTTCAAGAACCTAATCAGGTTTTCGTTGGTCATGCTTGCCCACCTTGGCGGTTTATTAGGCAATTCTCTCGCCAAGTCTATTAGTTCTTTGCGGTTCATGTCCTCGTAGCCGCTTTTGTATGTGGACGGCGTATCAACCAGCCCAGCAGGTTCAGACAAAGGTAGGTCTGCTGTGTCCTCGCGCGTGGGACACACCAGCATTCCCTTTATCTCCTGCAAGGTTTGGTATGTGTTGCCTTCCTGCTGAAGCAACTTGGTCAGCGTTTCGTATATGTGGTATAGGAGTTTTCTCTCCGTGGTATTTAATGTAAGTTCTTCTTTTCTTAGCATATTGCACCCCTTATTAAAATAATAAGGGGGCCAAAGCCCCCTTAAGCTAAATTAATACATACTCGATTATGGCATTGCCCACAATGCCATCTGAGGCACCGGAAGCCTTGGACCCGGTGACATACTCCGTTGCACCGCAACGAACAGCCGCTTTGCCATTAGTGCCGGCATTGACTAAGTTGCTATATAACCCTGCAGTTGCAACATCAACGCCGTTAATTAGATTGTCTCCCAGTGTAGTGGCGTTGGCCGCAACACCGCAGTCAAGGGTACAGGCGTTAGTGGGCTTGGTGGTAACATCAAGGAATAAGCCTTTAATAATTGCCGCCGCGCCGGGAGTCCAGGAAAATATCTTGCCGGCCGCATCATCAGCCGTTAATGCGACAACCTTAAACTTGGAAATGCGTTCCGTGCCTTTAATAAGATTTAGTTCGGCGGCAGTGGCAGTAACAGCCGTTCCGGCACCAGCACCAAGTTTTAAGCCGCCGTCTGCGATAGATAAGGTGTCTACATTCTTGTTTGTTCCAAGGACTAAGGCCTTAGATGCCTTGGCCGTACCCGCCGTTACTCCGGCCAGTGTGGTTATTTCGGCGGAAGTAGCCGTTGCGCCGTGTAATGCGTTTAGTTCGGCGGCAGATGCGGTTACTTCGGTGCCGTCAATGTATAGGTTCTCGACATCCATGCCGGTATGGTGCGTATATTCAGTGGTCAATTTGTTTCACCCCCTAGAAATAGTAAAAGCACTCCGGAGAGTGCTTTGGGTTTGAGTTATTAAATTCTGTACCGCAGACCGGACATTTAAGTAGCATAATGCAAACCCCCATTTTTTATTTAATTATATCAAATAATCAGGGAGTTTGTAACATATCAACTTGGTTGCAACTTTTTACGCCGCATTGTTTACGACGACCCACTCCCAGCCCCTGAACCCTAGGCTATACCGGCCATAGCCTTTAATTTCCCATGCATTGGTATTCCAATTTTTTTGCGAAGCAATTTCCAGCGGAACCCGCTCAATGAAGTAGAGATTCCGTTTCATGGCTCTCGAATCAATCAAGAACCAATTTGTGGGATCGGTCAGCCAGTCGGAGACAATAACATTGAACTTTTCCTTATAGGGATTTACGTTGTTATCGCCGGAGTTGACTTTACCAGAACTATAAGCTATCTCCCAGGCCAGGTCTTTCAGCTCATATGGCACCAGGAGAGTATCGGCTTTCCAGTTCCCCTTTTCCCCAATATCGGTCTTAAAATCCTTCATCATATCTTCAGCAATCTTTAAGTTAGCCACACTCAACGCATTAGTGGTAAGGTTGCTTTGGTTAGACCCCTTGCCAGTATGAGAAGTATGCGCGGCGGAACCCAACGCCAAGTTGTCCGCACCGGCATTGTTAAATACCTTGCCTTCAAAGGTGAAGGTGGTGGCGGTGGCGTTATTGAACGGTGCATGAAGCATTTTCTCTAAAGTGAAATTCCAAGAGTCGGTAAGCATACCGGCCAAGGCTTCCATGTCGAGAATACGGCTGTCGTCCAGCAGTTCCCGTTTGATCTGGATGCCCTTCTGGAATACTTGGTGGGTAAAGGTCTTACTGTATCCTTCTTCGAATTCATCATACGGGACAGCTCCATCGGTAGGGATAAAGCCGCCAATGCCGGTCAGGCCGGAGATGGATTCAGAATAGTGCTTGGATTTTCGCACATTATACAGTTTATTCTTAATAGAGTCTTTGGCGAAGTCTTGCTCCTCTTTGAGCATAAACGCCATCAATGGACCTTCAAAACGACCTATGATCGCATCCATTTTCCCCGCAGTTGCAGAAATAATCACTTTTTATTCACTCCCCTTTAAAAAATTGCAAACAAAAAAAGAGCCTTATCGCCCTCCTTCTGCTGTGTTTTATTCAGTTAACTAACTGGCAATGGTAACCCGCACCCTGGACTTACAAGTGCTGGGATCAAAACTAATCAGTTCCAAAGTCCCGCCAGCCACAGTTACACCGTCCAGGAAAAGCGAACCGGCAGCGATCCGCTGCGCCTGAGAACCTACCAGTGCAGTGTGAGCGGCTACTTCTGCCGCACTCAGAGCAGTAGATCCATCGGCAGCCATAGCCTTAGTCACCATAATGTCGCCCGGCAGAATCCGCACAAAGGTTGCCGGATTGCCATTAGTCGCGCCCTGGTCAACAATGCCGTCAGGCTTGGCGGTTGCCCCACAAGCGGTAGCCGTAGGTTTACCTGCACCGGCGGTAAGGGCAATCAGTTCACCAGAAACTAAAGTACCGGATGCAATGCAATCTTCTGCAAACAGCCCCCGGCCGTCATAGGTGGATTCAATCGAAAAAGCCATTTAGACTCACTCCTTTTAACCGTAAATTTTCTTGTGGAAGGCACGGGCCTGTTTCTCGCTCATGCCATTAGCCATATACATCGCAAGCGTATCCGGGTGTAACGGAGTTGCGCTGGCAGATGCGGATTCCCCCGCGCCATCGCCCTCCGTTTTCAAGTGCCGCTTGCTGTCCAAATTGTTCAAGGTTTTCTGCTGTGCCGCCTTAGTAGCCCGTTCCTTAATCGTAGAACTGTAGGTGGTCAGCCATGCATCTTGCAGGGTATAGCCCCTACTGAGCTTGTCGGCAATCGGCTGTTCAATGTTTGCGAAATACTGTTCAGCGGGAAGCGGCAGCATATCGCCATACTCTTTTTGGAGTTGGCTATACTCGTCGTTCCAGCCCCTTTGTATCTCCTGCTGTAAACTGTATATGTGCTGTTGAAAGGCGGCGAATTCCCGTTGTTTCTCCTGCTGTTCAATGGCGGCTAACCGTTCCTGCAACTGCTGATTATGAATGGCTTGCGCTACAGTTGCGGCCTTGTTGTTGGCAATCTCTTTCGCCATTGCCTCGTCATAACCCGCTTCAATTAATTGCTGATAGGTTGCTTGCGCAACTTCCATTGGTCGGTTCAATGCGGCTTGTTGCCGCTGCAACGCCTGTTGCCGGTGCGTCTGTTCCACGGCTTGCTGATACTGCTGCCAATTGTGGATCCCCTGCGAACCGAAGGTCTGCTCAACCCATGCGTCCTTTTCTGCCAACTGCTGTTGCAGGAACAAAGCCTGTTGTCTGGCCGTTTCTGCTTCCCTTCGCATTTCTGCGAAGGCGGCATTGGCTTCGGGGGATTGGCCTTTTACCGCTTCGGGAATCTCAGGTTCCTTGGCTTCAGGCTCCAGGCCCTCGCCTTCCTCCGGCTCTGCATCCAGGTTAAAGCCTTCCATGTCCACCGCTTCCGCGGATTGGGTGTCGGGCGGTTCGGGGCCGCCGCTGGCGTAACCGTCGCCGGGGATGATCGAGGAAGTCTGGCCGCTGGTATCAATGCCGGGGGAGCCGCCTACAACCGGTGCGCCACCGTCTCCATCAGCAAATAATTGCAGGTCAATCTTTTCTAACGGTTCAGCGACAACCGTTGTTTTTGCGCTTAGTTTCATATGGGGTTATTCCCTCCTTAAATTTTTGAATGTAATGGGATAGAGAAAAGCGGGGATAAACCCCGCTTGCGGGTAACTATTTACCCGGTTTGCCGGAACGTAAATCTTCGCCATAAATAACCTTGCTGGTTTCAGCCGGTTTGCCGGTTGCCGATCCGTAAGATTGGATGCCAGAAATTGGCATTTTAGGCGCGTTACTTCCTTGTCCTGCCATTTGCAATCACTCCTTTCAGTTGAAATAAGTGTCTACGCTGCCAGACGGCGAACCCTGGCCTGCGCCGTATA